AATTTTATGTCTCAACCGAAACAACAACACAGATCAACAGTTCAACTTAGGCCAGACCGTGGATCCGAAACTCACTGCTCGTTAGCAGAGTATCGACCCGGCAAGAGCCAAAGAACTGGAACAGATGGGATTGCCCACTGGTTCTGGTCGCCTCCACTTGGGGGCCGCCATTGTTTCATTTGGTCTATTGCAATTCTCCGCTCACTGTTGTGTCCAAGGATTGCTAAGACAATACAAACACTCCAAGCCTTTCCGGATCCTGACAATCACGTTCAAGATTTACGAGGAATGGATGATGTATTGGATGCTGCTTTCGCTTACATGGCATTGTCGCCCCACGATGTGCTAGTGTTTGCCGCTCGTCACCGAATTTCCTGTGAACTACTCACGGCTCGTACAGAAATGTCCAAGTCCAAGTTTTATTCACTCGAGATGCTGGTTACAGAGCAATGGAGCGGGAAGACCCATTCTAGTTTCCATTGTTGCGTGTTCGTACCCTTCCAGGAATATGTGTGGAACCCTGCTTGCAAGGTACCATCCATTTTCACTGAATCACCTCATTATGCTGAGTTCGCCGGCGCTCGCTGTCCTTATCCTTTGTTTATGGACATCTTGTACCCTAAAAGTTTTAGCATACTGGTCGGCTTCTTGCAAGCTGATACCGATTGGGAGGGTGATGCGCCTGGATGTGCAGTTACGAATTATGTGGTAGTGGATAAGGTCAAAAACGTGGGTGGATATGAATATATCAGTGGTCGTAAGCAGGACCCAGCTGGTATTTGGACTTTCCCCACATGGACCAGGATGCCTTTGGATTTTTCTAGATCTAACACCGTGCGTCACGCGCATTCAGTAGCACCACCCGTACCTGTCCGTGCACCAATGGTTCCAGAACCAGAAAGTACACGAACGGAGGCCGTCGCGACATCAGCGACCGCTCCAGTGGCAGCCCCTGTTACCGTAACAGTTCAAAACATGGTGGAGGCACCAAAGGTTGCGAAGGTGTCAATAGCACTTTCGGCCTGTTGTTTCAAAAACGAAAAACATCCAGGGGGATGTCTACGTGTAGAAAATGGGGTGGTAATGAACTTGCCACTCAATTTGCGGTTTGGTCCAGATGCTTTGCGTTGGATTTCGAGCCGTTTCCCGAATGAGGTGGCTTATGCCCAACAAGAAAAACTGGGTGTGGATTATTACCCCCATCCTGGCCTGAGGTTCTTCTCAGACTTTCTTGCAGCAAAGGCTTATTCTCGTTGTGGGAATTCTATAGTGGACATTGGATGCAAGTTTCACCGCGTTCGGAGATGGTATAGTGGCGATGTACTTGGGTACAGGCCATGTGAATCAGCATATGATGCTGAATATTATTCGAAACACCACGTTCCGGATGATATGACCATAGTCAAAGATCGCGTATCCAGAAATACTCCTGTCAGAGCGGGGATTGATGGAAAAACAGTTGCGGACCGTGACATAGTAGCGGTGGACTGCATCTACTACGGGGGGGTGAGTAATTACATTACTCGCTTCCTTGGAGCAGGCAAGTGTGGTTACATTGTTGCTGGTGTTTGGACCAAGCGTTGTGGGATGTACACCTATCCTGATGGGGAAGGTTGGTTCCAAGTGTGGAAAGGGAGAAGCGGTGAGACCATGTTGACAAATGCTCCCATGGGCAATGTCGACAAATACTCACATCCAGTTTGGGACTGGAACCTGACCGCAGCTGGTGGAAGAGTTGTTGATGGATGCAAATTCACAGAGGTCGAACGAATTCAGGTTATGCCAGAATTTGCCATGATTCTTGTGGAAGTACGCAACATCCAGGCTCGTCAGAGTATCTTTAGGAGTCTGACCACACAACGCGAAGTGGACAATTCGGTACTATTGGATAGGCCGAATTTCAACAACGAATTTTATAGCCAGGCTAACGCGTATTTGGCCGTGAATTACACATCTGACTTGGTTTCAGGCTGCCGTGCAGCCTGTATCAAGTATGTTGTGGGCAAGTCACGGTTGGAGAAGGCGGGAGGGGTCGAGATGGACTGTGTTTACAGTAATGTAACATACGCCATCAACGATCATGCCAAAAGGCTGGATTCCTTAGATGAAATTAACAACCCCGAGAAGCTTGCAAACGGGGATGGTAAAACGATTCTAATGATCCTGCTGATATGCACATGCACAATCCTTTCGGGGGTTCTTGCATATGTTGGCTGGAAACTTCGGCGTCCAAGTTCAGAGATGGATCTCTACACGGGTGTTGTCGCTGTAGGATTTGAAGTGGTCGATGCTACCACCACAGTTGTCATGCCTGATTACGGTTTTTGGCTCATTGTGCCAATTTGTCTGTTAATCAGTTTGATTCAAGTCATTTTGGCTCGTCTGCGTGTTTACGGACACACGGGCTTGACTTATGACGTGAGTGACCGCTGTGTCTACGGCTTTGGGGTTGTCAGGCGACTGGCTGTACGCACTACGTGTGTGCTAGCTTACATCGCTTGGTGGATTTCATTGCTGTGGTTCATTTTACACGTTCTCGTCGCGATTGCTATAGCCGTTCACGGCTCATACAAGATGGCGGGATTCTTAACACTCATGTACGAGGATATCATCGGCCCGTTAGCGCGTAGAGACAGTTGTGCTCTCGTTAGCTTGTTTTCTTATATTTACCATATGCTTATTGATGAAGGTTGGATCACACGCAGCACCAGTGCAGTCGTGTTTGATGAAGACCTGGCCAATATGAATATGCGTTTCTATAATGATTGCTATGAGGCTTACGACGCATACGCACAGGTCAGGCCACAGTACTGGTTCCTGGACATCAGATGGAGAATGAGAATGTTGGTAGACTTTACATTATATTGTGTTCGTCTTGTGGTCATGACCCTGGTTCGAGCATGGATTTTGAAAAAGTGTTATCGACACTTCAAAGTGGTGTCAGGATTCAGTCGTTCAAATGGAGTAGTGACAGAGAATTTTCACGATGAGAATGATCACGATACTATTCCTCGGACGTCACCATGTTGGAAAGGTACCGCTTTTTACGAAGCTGCAGAAGTTGCTAGCAGTGTTCCACAGAGCAAGTGCAAATATGTTCGTACTGGTGTTCAATGGGAATCTCTTTTTGCTGATTTGAAACCTAGACTGTGTGGCAATTCTGAATTGAACGCAGTTTATGGTTTTTTTAAGAGGCATTTGGGGGCCATGTTGCAACCAGATCCACGGACTGTGAGGCATTTCTCAGACTGGGCTAGCGATTTCGTGACAGGTATTGCGAAGAAATTCGTCGAGTTGCCTAAAAAGTTTCTTAGTTTTGAAGAGTATGTTTCAAAACTTGAGCCCAGAAAGCGACCAATTTATTGGAGCGGATGGGAAGAAGCCAAGGCAACCGGTCGCATCAAAAATCATTTTGAAGTGATGATGAAACAGGACGAATTGTCTTATGGTACTAGCTCAGATGTACGTAATTTGTTCAATCCACACAGAACAATCAAGGCACTCGGTGCTTACTTCAACCAATTGTTATGTGCATACATACGAGAGGTTGTTCCAGAATTCGTGGTGGGTTACAGTTGTGACGAACTTGAAGCTTTCATGACAGCTAGAGAAAACGCAATCAATCCTGAACACGGTGAACTCACTCATGTGAGTTGGGACGGTTCCAGACATGATTCGCGCCAATTCGCTTGCTTGATTGAATGCGTGGACAATACATTCTTGGATATAGCATACGACCATTTGATGGCGTATCTCGAAATTCCAGGATATTTGTGGACTAGTCTCCACAGATGTTTGCGTAGTTTGGAAATTCCAGTAACTTGTTACGGGAAAAATCGCAAAGTGTTGTTCAACGGCAACTTGGTTGGAACTACGTACAGCGGACACGCGACGCGCACAACATTTGGCAACACCATGAGGGTGTTAAGTTATGCAAAATATGTGCTCCATTTGGCTTGCATACCAGATGATGCATATGCTTTGTTTGTAGCTGGTGACGATGTTACATTGACAATCGCTGAGAGGTTTACTGACGTCTTTTGGAAAAGTTTTTGGCAGGTTTATGCTCCTAGGGATTTCTTTGGCTCACATGGTTTAGGCCAGGTGGCAAAAGAGCCCAAGACAAGCAAGCATGTCATTGACTTTCTCTCGAAGTTTGCTGTAAGTTTTCAGGCGAAGGTTGTGATGAATCGGAAGCTAGGAAGAGCTCTTCTTTCAGGTAACGTCACTAACAAGGTTAGGACTGCTACCAAGAAGCGCATTGGCTTGACGATCTCTCAACATGTCGCGGCGATTACAGATGGGTTGATGAGTTGGGGCAGCACGTGGCCTCTGGTTAGCACACTTATTCAATGGAGAGTGGCTAATTTAAAACATTCACGCGGTGGCCATTTGGAAAATGAGTATTCATTGCTCTCGCAAAAGAATGCCCATGACCATTCTAAGTGGCGCGAAGTGATATTGTCTTTCATGAACATGCCAGCTGTGGTACATGGAGAATATTACCTGACGCGTGTTTGTATGTTCATCAACGAATTACTTGGTAATTAGTTTGTGGGTGGAATGTGTTGACACAGGGTTCGCCTTGTGTCTTCACTTCTACTACGGTTTAGTGTTAACCTCTTTAAAAACACAAATTGCCTCGAGTCAGGTTACAGGCGAGGGGTCTCCCAGAAGGAGACTAAATTATGTGGCATTTATGGGTACGGCCTAAGGGTCGCCACAAACGGATACACGCTTAATAATTC